AGAGCTGACAGGCAACCCCACCAATATCATGATGGGAGAAGGGCCGGCCCGAAGACGCCCCATAGCTTTATGGGCTACCTCAGCGGTGAGAGTCTGGCATTCATCGATCAAGCAAACACCACTAGTGATGTTGAGCCCCTCTAGGGGATTGTGGGTAGCGTCTCGCGTACCCGGTCGATAATACGAGCGACACCAAACAGTAGATTGTGTTGATGGGTCAAGCCACTGTCTGAGGGTGTGATTGTAGCTCCAACCGAGCGGCCCCAACCACTTTTCTAGCTCAGGCATCAATACCGAGTTATAGCGCGGGTTCGTGTCAGTCACCAGAAGAGATGATGTCCCCGGCCTCATTCGAGTAATGAAGAGGAGAGCGAAGACTAGCGCTGAGGTCTTGCCTGAGCCCCACCCACAACGAGCCGCGATTATCCTGTCTTCTGAGAGGATGCTCTTTATGATGGCGCGTTGAAGCGGGTTTAGTACTAGATCAGTCATCAGTCACAGTCTGTAAATTGGAGACCCTCAGAGGTGACCTCATAATACTCTCGATTGATCAAGCCATCTTTATTGGTCTCAGTGACTGTCACTAGAGCTCCTAGGGAAACATCAACTTCATCGTAATATACCCTGTTCCAACCATCACTATCATCATCATGTGTGGCTCTAATGTGATACTCTCCATTATCTATGCTCCATTCAGTTCGTTGCTGAGAGGCGTATATCGTCCAAGCTCGCTTCAGCTTTACTCTAATCATCTGCATCTTGTGTTATCTCCTCATCTTCGTCATCTCGCGGCTTGAGCTCCTCTTGCACTTGGGTGATCATTGAAGTGACCAGCTCTGTACCCTTATCAGAGGTCGAGCCTACATTAAGTTCGAGCTCCTTCTTGGCTCCCCATCGATCGGGGTAACGCCTCTCTAGAATCCAAGCGTAAGCTCGCCAATCGGCCTTCTCATCACCTAGTCGTTTGAGCTTGGAGAGCGCTACGGCTTCAGCGAAGTCTTTGGCAGCGTTAACCTCTTCAGTCCATTCTCCATCTTCGCACTCTTCTAGCCAGCGGTAGTGAGTATTTTCGCTGATGCCAGCTTGGGTGCAAGCGGCCACTATGCTCATACCTTCTCTGAGGTTATCGAGTAGCCTATCTCGGACCTCTCGTGGGTAAGGTTTTCTTCCTAACTTCTTGCTCATGTTCTGCCTCTCTTAAAGTCTTGTCGATGTACTCATGAAGGGCTCTCGACTTGTTATAGATGTCCAAATCATCAGGGTTGGTTAAGTCGAGGTCTTCTTCTAGGCGAGTAACTAACATCTCCTTGAGTGTAGCTAATATCTCCTCACCTGTCCTTACGTGCGTGCGCGTTATATCTTTGGAAACTAATTTTATATCACTCATAACCTCTCCTCTTTGCTCGTCTCGCTCTATTGTATTCTCGCTCACAGAGTAGTCTTATTCGTCGCTCCTCAGTGGTCTCATTCTCTTTACGTCTGCGCTTGTACTCTCTCGCGTTTAGGAGTCGAGCTTCTCTCTCTTCAGGGGTCTCATTAGCTCGCTTACGCTTGGCCCACTGGCGCTTATATTCTAGGTTACGTTCCCTGTTCATTCTTCTCTCGCTCTCGCTTCTTTCGTTGGTATTCTCTGTGTCTAGCTAGTCGTTTCTCGCGTTGCTCTGGGGTCTCGTTGGCTCGTCGCTTCCGACTGTAGAGCCTGTTATATTCTCGTCGCTCTTTCTTATTATACTCACGCGCCTTGGCTAGCCGGAGCTCCTTCTCCTCAGGAGTCTCATTAGCTACACGCTGTCGGTAGTACTCACGCGCCTTGGCTAGCCGCTCCTCTCGTTGCTCGGGAGTCTCAGCCGCCATCTTCATCTCATACTTGAGCCTCTGATAGCGCTTACGTTGTTCTCGCTCCTCAGGAGTCTCAGCGGCTAAGCGTCTACGGTAGCGCTCACGATAATAAGCGCGGCGCTCCTCAGGGGTTAACTTAGTCACCTCAAAAAATCCGGAAGTGTCGCGAGCTCCTCATCAGTGAACTCAGTGGGGAGTAGCTCGATAGGCCAGTTAACGAACTGTGGTTTTTCAATCTTTTTTTTGGGAGCTCCTAGCCTCTCACGAGCGGCTTGGAGTTTGGTTAGTGCGTTGTATCTAGTTATGGGGCTCATCTGTCGTTTCATTCGTCTCTCCTAACGACTCAACTTTTTTCATGTATCGCTTGTAGTAGGTAGCCGGTGAACTCCCTGTCATCTGCCATGTTCCCGCGAGCATTACAGAAATATGCTCCGGTTTAGTGACGTCCACGCCAAGCTTTAAAAGCTCGGTGTTAGATCGAGCGTGCTCAATTGATGCAGGCAAGTGCTCAACGATAAAGGGCTTAACCACCTCATCGAGTATAGCTTGACGCGACATAGGTTCTTTATCTTTCAGGTGATGCTCAGCCGCGTTTACATATCCATCAAGCAGAGTAGAGGTCTCATTGACGTATAAGATATTACCTGAGCCGGCCAATGATGCGCCAGTGTACGCATATGGGAAGAGGTGGCCATTCTCAGAGGTCAAGAGCGCTAGCCCTTGGCTATCGGGGTTGCGCTCGGGGTGTACGAAGATCACAGATGGTAGCTCTGATTTTAGCTTTTTCTTAGCCTTAGCGCCTTCCCCAAATAATCCCCCTTGGTTGCCTTCATTGCTTTTAGGCTTCCTTGGTTGAGAGGTGTGATCATTAGAGGTAGAGCTATCGCTAGAGGTATCACGCGGTGAGACTTTTCGTTTCTCTTTGAAGCCTAGCAGCTCTCCTAGCTCAGCTAGTGAGCCTTCTTTAGAGAGGTCAACCAAAGAGCTCTCCTCACCTTTGGCAAGGCTTGGACGCTCCTTGTGGACCTTGAAAAACTTACGGTATTTCTCAGAAGCTGAGCCATCAAGACTTTTGCTCATCTGTTTGGCGTAAGCTTCAGCCTGTAGGTCTCTGATCTCTTTGGGCATATTCTGAATGAATGCGGCCTTGACTCCCTCAAGGGGGACTCCCTTATCAGGCCCATAGTTAATGCGCGGATCTGTATAAAACAGCCCTGCGCGGGTCGATGATGGAAAACAGCCAATCCCTGTATCCTCATCATAATGTGGAGGCTCTACAATGATCTTCACTCGGTTATAAACCTCAGGGAAGTGTAGCCCCCATTGACGCGCTTGGTGAATAATCTGTCGATGAGAGTATGCGCTTACCACGTCATAAAGCTCATTCTTATACAATAGCGCGTTAATGAAGCCCCAACGAGCAAAAAACGATTCTGTAACGGTGAGCATTCTCTTTGGAATATCAGGAATTAAAAAAACCTTGATGATGAAATTATTAAAGGTGATCACATCTATTAAGTGATCTTTTAAAAAAGTTTGGTTGCTTTTTTGTGTTGATGAGAGGCTACCTACTTTTAACCTGAAGTCATAATATCTTGAACCAATAAAGTTTGCCGCTAGGCTGCTCAATCGTTGATTTGGTTTTACGAGTCTGCCTTTTTTTAAAAATGTAATATAATCACTGCTTGTCTCATGATCGGGATTCATCCCCATTAAAACGACACAGGTATTAAAATTAATACGCTGATGAGACTTGCTTAAAACACTCATCCAGTCGATACCATCGACCGTATATGAGGAAGTGTTAAAAAACTCGCTGACCTTCCCAAAGTCCACTGCATAAAAAGATTCGCGATGAGTGACCAATAACTCTTCTGCTGCCTCAGGCTCAAACTCTATTTCGAGTTGAGCGCGGATCTCATCAGACACAATAAGCTTAGCGCCAGCAGTACCACGACTGTCAATATGCATCCAAATCATAGACCCTTGTGGGTACTCTTCAGTTCGAGAGACAACCACCACACCATAGTGATTACCCGCTAGTGTGGAGTCTTTGAGGCCGATACCAAAGTTAGCGTGAACTCCCTCTCTGTTCTTTGTGGATGAGTTCCGACCATTGATGAGCTTTAGGAGCTCCTCGGGGCTCATTCCGCAGCCATCATCAAAACAGCCCAACTGACCATCCACATCAATAAAACGGATCTGTGTTGCTCCGGCCTCTTCCGCGTTTTGGATGACTTCTCTTAGGAATTGGTTTGGCCCCATCTCGCGATACGCTCGGCTTAAACTGGCGGTGGGGTCATGATCGATCATTTGCTTGGTGATAATTTTACTCATGTCTTTTTCCTGTCCTCAAGTGAGGTTCAAATTAATTCTGTGGGTTGGGTTAACGGCGGTTCCATCCCTCGCCAAAGCTTGAAGGGTTATGAGAGTAGGTAGGCTCAGGAGGTAAGAGCTTATCTTCTGTTTCGAGCAGACGCCAAGTGTCTACCCGCACTTCCCAAAAGCGCTTATTATCTGTGTTGGTGTGGCTCTTGAGCTTACCCTGAGCAAATACGCGCTTACCCTTCTTGAGTACTTGCGCTGCCCTGTTGGAGCTCTGCCCCCAGATCTTTAGAGTGTGCCACTCTGTGGAGGTCTGCCAGTTTCCTTGGCCATCCTTGTAATTCTCGTTAGTCGCGATTCGGCAGTAAGTGTAGGGAGTACCACTTTGGGTAGTCCTTAACTCCGCGTCGTCGCCAAGGTTCCCGATTAGGGTTACTTGGTTAATCATGTTAATTCTCTCGCGGTAGGATTGAAACTGCTTATCA